AGCCATGCGATAAATGGCAGCGCACCATCCGAATAGCTTTGGAGCTTGGCTGCGGTCGGCCCGCGGTGTCCCATTCGAGGAATGGGCCGGGGGCAGGTCGGCAGACCCGTTTGGTGTGAGGATCAAGACGCGCTTCACCGACCTGCTCAGCAAGACGACTGACAGGCGTGTGAGGCTTGGGACCGTGCGGAACATGGCGTTCACACGGACTGAGAGGAACATGGCCCCTGGCCACAGCCACCCCAAGGCGGCTGCGCTGCGCGCGGATGCGAGCGTGTTCATGAGCAAGGTCGCCACTGACCTGAGGCTACGGCGATACGACGTGAGCGTCGCTGCGCGGGAGAGGGGAGGGCTCGCCACTGGCCCCCGCCAACTCCGCTCAGTGAAGGACTTGCTATCCGACTCGCAACAGGCTAAGCTCACTCCTCAGGACTTGGTCACAATGGTGGACACGGACTACTACATGAGCGAGCCGGAGTTCAGCGTGTACGCTGGGCACGACATCGCCATGTACTCGCTGCGGCCGGACGGCATGTCTGGCCGGACAGACGAGAGCGCATGGAGCTTCACGAGCGCAGAGGAGGTCACCGAGGAGGTGTCCGGAGGCGCTACGTACTCCCACCAGGTGTGGGACTGGGGCAAGGACCTACTCGTTTTAGGCAAGGGTTTCAAGACCTATGTCTACGACGTTGTGGATTTCCCGGTGGGGAGAGCACGGGGCGTGACGGTGCTGGTGCTGGCTAGGACAGTGTCCCTGCCGCTCTGGCTCTTCGCCTGGCTGTACCCGGACGTTGGGAGGTTCAGGATGAACCGACTCAAAGTGGAGCAGAAAGGTGGGTTCCTCGTGGGCAGCTTTGGCAGCCCCGGGGGGCGGATGATGAGCGTGAAGCCCGCTGGCAATGCGGGCGTGAGCGCAGTGCAGGTGAGCCCGGACACGTTCCAGGCCCTGGGGGTTGCCGCAAGGATCCCAAACACCGACAAGAAGGTGCCGGGGTTTGAGCTGCTACCCTCGGCCGTTGAGCGGATCTGCAAGGCTATGGGTGAGCCCGTGTCGACGGCAGGCTGCTATGTGCTGGCAGACTACTTCACGCGGGCATTCAAGCCACATCAACTCGTCAACTACCAGAGCGCGGGCAAGTACGTGCTCGAGGAGGGGAAGGCAGGAGCGGCCCTGGCCGCCGTCCCCTTGGCAGGCTATGGCGTTTCGCCTACGAGCAGCCACAACAACGAGGCCCGCGCCATCAAAGCGCGAGTCGTCGACGTTGCCAACACCAAACCCTTCCCCGCGGACCTGAAGGCCTACGCGGCCGAGTTCGCGGAGAAGGTCGTGACAAGGACCCACAAGGGGGTGCCCTGGTCTTCCGAGGAGCTGCGTGACGCGCAGCCCCGGCCGACCCAGAGGGCGCGCAGGCTCAAAGAGGAGGCTTTTACCGCTGACGAGCGGCCCAGCCTCACGACAACGTCTTTTCAGAAGAAGGAGACCTACCCCAAGGTGGGCGACCCTCGACTGATCAACCAGGTGCCAACCGACCACACCAACCGGCTTTGCTCTTTCGCAGGGGCTTTGAAGACTGTGTTTGGAAGCCGTGGCAACAAGCACTGGTACATGGTGGGGAAGACCCCTCTCGGCATCGCGTACAGCCTCCGGAACCTGCGACAGGCAGCCGGGGCACGCCTGATCGGGGGGGACTACAGCCGGATGGATGGACGCACTTCGGTGGCCTACCGGCAGGAGGTGCTGGAGCCAATCATGCTCCGCTTCTTCCACCCCAAGTTCCACCCAGAGCTGCAGGCCCTCCTGAAGAAGGAGGAGACCGCTCGCACGTTCACGAGGGGCTTCGGGATCAAGGCCGACATGGGGGGTGCAAACCTCTCAGGGTCAGGCGTCACGACCGTACTGAACACGCTGGATGCAGCGTTCAACGAGTACGGGGCGAGGCGCCGCAGCGGCCAAGACCCGGCCACGGCGTTCAAGCGCCTTGGCTGCTACTTCGGAGATGACTCTGCCGTCAGCCCAGAGGCGTTCGCGCCCACAGTGCAGGTGGCGGAGGAGTGCGGGATGAAGCTGGAGGAGGAGATCACCCCTGAGGGGGCTGGAGAGGGCTACGTCGTGTTCTTGTCGAGGGTTTACCCTGACATTCGAACAAGCCTCGCATCGCACCCATGCATCGTGCGCGCACTGAAGAAGGTGTGCACAGTGCAGGTGCCCCCTGGTGAGCAGGCAATTCACCTGCTGACCAAACTGCGTCTCAAGATCGAGGGTGTGCTGATCACCGACTCGCACGTGCCAGTGCTGTCGGAGTACGTGCACGCCCTGAGCCGCGTCTACAAGCTCGAGGAGAAGAGCCACAAGGGCGAGTTCTGGGAGAACCTGAAGGCGGAGAGCGCCACGTACAGGGCCAAGAGCGCGACCGGGGCGTACCCCTACGAGCGAGGTGACAGCGAGCTGCTCCTGGCTTCTGTTTGCCAGGGGCTCGGCATCACCCCAGAGGAGGGCCAGCTGTTGATGCGCAGGCTGGACGAGGCCAAGACCGAGGCGGACCTGATGGCCTGCTCGCTGCAAAGCGACCAGCCCGTCCTGCCGGAGTGGGCCGAGTGGGTGCCGACAGTGGCCATATAAGGAAATAGCATGCAGAAGAACAAGTCAGGGCCTAAGGGCCAGGCTGGTGCTCCGATGAAGGGGAAGAAGCTTGGTGATACCGTGACGAACGGGGGCCGCAGCGTCATCACACGCAACAACACACCGAAGGTGGCTAACACCACTGCAGGGGGCGTGCGAGTGCGCAACACAGAACGGCTTGGGACTATTAACTGCACGGTCGCTGGAAATGTGACCAGGCAGGGTTTTCCTTTCAACCCCGCTTCCCCATCTTTGTTCCCTTGGCTGTCGAACATTGCTAAGAACTATAGCATGTACCGGGTGCACAAGCTGGAGTGGTCGTATGCTCCCATTGTGCCAACGACCGTCACCGGCGAGGCAGCCCTGGGCGTGGTCTATGACGTGGAGGACGCCGACAACTTCATCGCCGGTGGTACCATCGAGGGCCTTTCCCAGCTTGGTGAGTATGCCGCCGGGCCCCCCTATGCCGGCGGCTCCATGACAAGCGCTGAGAGCCAGAGGGGCACTTATTTCGGCCTCAAGGCCGACACTGCCCTGGCGCACAGGCGCAGCCCTTGGTTCATCGTGAACCCTGGTTCAACTACGGACGCCGACCGCAACCTGTCGACGCTTGCTGTGCTCCTTTCGGCGTGTTACTCCAGCTCCGCGGGTGGGAATGGTGTCCTTTACGCCACGTACGACATAGAGTTCATCAAGCCTTGTGCTCCCGATTTCCAGTAGTTCGTGCCACTACGGGTGTGTGAGGGTTATCTGGCCCACAGCACAAAACCCAATCCAGAGCGGTAACCTCGTCAGAGCCGCCACAGACTATGTGCTGTGCAAGACCACCGCCAGGCCTAGTCAGCCAGGCTACCATATCAAAACCGCGACGGCGTGAGATTGGCC